TTTGATCAAGCTATAGACGCCCAGAAGGTTGAGGAAAGAGTCATTGTCAGTGACATGGTAGACACTTCGACAAGACTAACACCAATTCTTGATAAGGTTACTCCGGTTGAAAACGGAATATTCGACAAGGAGAGAGACTTGGTTGTGCAGACAATGAGAAACAACGACAGAGGCGATTTGCATCCAAAGTTTGACATACACATTAAAGGTGGTCGCAATCTAGCAAACAACAGGTTTAAAGATACTGTAGGTGTCCGGGCCACAAAGAATAGAGGATTATTGCAACAAACATCTGTGAACCACACTATTAATACGATGGTTGAAAGATACGGCAAAGTGCCATTGAAAAAGATTACAAAAGCTCAAATTGAAACGAGAGCTAATGAATTATACGGAGCACTCAAAAGCATGATAAAGAAAGGCGTTGTTGAATCTTTTTCGAAAACAGACCATGGAATTAAAATGGTTGAAAACATCGTAAAGATCGCAGCGAAACCATTGTATCCAACTACAGGCGTGTATGGTGACGGAAGCTCAGCAACAGAAATTAAGTGTTTTCCGAAACAACAACTTAAGTGTAAAACCGACCCCGGGTCGAAGTATTGCAACATAATGGGCAAAGAAGAAAATAACGTAGCGTACATTAAAGGCGGACAAATGGTAAGTGCACAGAGTAAAGAAATAAACCAGATTTGTGGTCCGTTAGTTGGTTGCATCGATGATTTGTGGCACAAATTGCTCAAACCCGAGTTCAGATATTGTATGGGTGAAAATGATATGGAATTCATTGAAGGGGCTGATGAGATGCTGAGTAAAAGAGAGGTCGGTGCACGATACTATTGTTACAGTTTTGATATAACGCAACAGGACACTGTTCGAGGAAGAGCATTTGACATGGCATTGTCGAGATTGTATGAGGAACTTGGCTTTCCATCTGATATTTCAAGAATAATGCGTGACAACACCAAGAATTGGAAAGTGAAAACAATGGATGCTGCGACGATGACAGTAGACACGTACACATCTGGAGCAGCGAACACCACGAGCAGCAATTCCCAACATTCAGCTGCCGAGATTTTGACGGCTTACCAATTTGAAGGTATGCTAGCGTTTTTCTTTAAAGGTGACGATATAGGTGTTGTCGCTCAAGATTGTAAGCAAATCCATAAACGTAGCTACATCAAACAAGATGTTGGTGACGTCGGTACTTTCATTGGTTTCTTGTACGATTCTTATGGTATTTACCCGGATTATCCGAGATTAGCGGCGCGTTTGACTAGTAAGTTGGAAACAGACAATGCGAGGCATGAAGAATTACGGTTGGGTGTTAAAGATCAGCTGACAGGGGTTTATAAGAACCAAACACATTACCAACAAGGCATATATGCAAATTCAAGTCATTATAGCATAACTGTTGGAGAAGTTGAGGTACTTGCTGACTATTTGCACACTTACGCTAATCCCAAACGAACACTCAAGCCTGGAAATATGAAGCGATTCAATAACTACACCGGTATGGAAGAGACAATAACCAGAAGGCAAAAGAAGAACTTGAAGAAGAGGGCTCACTACAGTGATAGCAACAACAAGACTGATAAATTTTCAATATCACGGAATAATAGAGGTGTCAGACGAACCGTCAATGAATTTGAATATAATAATAGTAGTACGATTTATTTCAAACACGGTAGATATGACGGGTTTTAAGATGCAAATAAATATCGTAGCAGTTAATTGATTAATCATGGACGC